TAAATACGTTAATCTTAATAAGCAAGCTTACACTAATAAGGGAGTAAGTTTGATGATTGATAGTCCAGTTTATGATAAGATGATTCAAGATTACCGGACGTTGATAGATAAAATTGTTTTATCTAACAGATCGATCAGACAAACCATTTCTGTCATAAATAGATTTCATGACGAAAGTGTGCTTGAACCCCAATCTTTTTTCAATACCAAGCATGATGTTTCAACTAACGTTAAAATAGATGCTCCTAATATTGAAATCAATGGTTTAACTTCGTTATTGGGGGTTTCAGGTAAACCCGTGATTAGTATATCTAGGGATAATCCTATCAGTAGTCGAGGTGACGACACTACAGAATTGGCTAAGTTGGAAAATAGTAGAGAAGGTATGGATAGCGAATCATATGCTTCTTACAAGACTGCTAAGGAAAGTTGGTTTGATAGTATCTTAAACTCTGTGTTTTCATGGTTTAAGAATTTCAACTTTGATCATGTGATATTATTGAATTTTGCTCTAGTGTTTATGATACATAAAATTGATACTTCTTTACTATCTATGACTACTAAGAAAACTTTGGCCGTTGCGCTATTAGGTGCTTCATTGTATTTGTCATTTATGAATCTTCAGCGGAATATGGAATTCATGGAAAGTATGTTAGGTACTAAACCGTTAAGTGAAAGTACTTTTGAATACTTCTATAATTCTAATTTTTATAGTATGATATGGAAATGCGTATCATATTTGGTTACTGGTTCATGGGAAGTACCAGCTTCACGTATTCAAGTTGTGAATAGAGAAGAAAATTCAAGATTTGATGCTACAGACCCTATAGTAGAAGAAATACCTATGGAATCATTGGAACCTCAAATTTCGATTGGAAATGAAGGTATTTTGAAGACAGCAGCAGGAGTATTTATTGCGTATTTGGCAACTTCGTGCAAAGTAAGACCTACATCGCATACTACTAGTATGTTGATGAATTTTTTGAATACAAGAGACTTTGCTATAGACAATGTAATAACTATGTTGCAGTCAGCTACTACTCTTTTGCAAGATGTAATCAACTATTTCTTTAAGATAGAATTGAATTTTGCTAAAGCTTTTGACATTAGTAAATTCAAAACGGAAGAAGCTAGATTATTTGTTGATAAAATAAATGATAAGATTATCAATTATAATACAGGAGTAGGTGAAATAAACATTTTCGATAAGGTTGTTTTCCATGAAGACATTCAAGAAGGAAACAAATTAATGAGAGGAATAGAGAGAAATTCGTATGATTATCTCAGTATACAACAAGTTTTACGCGAATACGAAAAACTTGCCGTTCAGTATAAGGTCAATGAACAATCATTGAGTGGTAGTAGAGTGGAACCTGTAGGTATCCTCTTAAGAGGGCCCCCTGGCATCAAAAAGACAATTCTTCTAAACAGAATGGCTAGGGTAGTTACTAAATTTACAATACCAGGAATGTGGAAAGATCAATGGGAACAAAATCCCGATGATTTCGTGTACAATATACCAACCGATAAGTTTTGGGATGGATATACTTATAAAGCTTGGGTAGCTATTACCGATGATTTATTTCAAGCACGTGATGCAGTAGGCGATGTTGATTCGGAAGCTCTCAAGATAATTCGAATGATTAATTGTAATCCATATGTTTTACAGATGGCTGATGTAGCTACGAAAAATACTAAGTTTTTCCGATCTGCCTTCGTGATGGCATCGACCAATCTCATGGATTTTAGTCAGTTAGAAGCTATAAGGGATTATAAAGCTGTTAGGCGTAGATTTCACATCGTTGTTGATGTTAGTGTTAACCCTTCAGCTGTATATAATGATGAGTACGATGATACTATAAATGTAAATAGTAAATCTTATCAAACTTCAATGCTTCCTAATGATTATTGGACTTTTAAGGTGAATGATAAAGAGGTTTCTTTTGGGGATATCATAAAAGCTTCTGTAGCTTATCATCAGACACATGTTGCTAATTATATTTCTAATATAGCTTCTACTCATGTAGCTACGTGTACGGCTAAACTCAATGATGATCTCACTAGTGATATATACAGTGATGCTTTCTTAGCTAGTATGACCGCTCCTGGAACATTATTCTCAAGTATAAAGAATGAGAATGAGAGATTACTCAATAATCTCATTGAGACAGATGGTAATAGAACGAAGCAACACAGGAATACCAAGAAAGATAAAATAATGGAAAGACACGTCTATAATGAGCATGTTGCCATAGATATATCTGATTATATTATGGACAAAGAAATGGGAGAGAAGATCGGTCTTACCCGCCTAAGAACCTCGGATTTTGAACTTGATGATGAGAATTCATTTGGTACGAAGCAACGTAGTTCTTTGATGGCTAAGATAGCTTTAGCTAAAGGTTCTTTAGCTAATTCCAATCTGGGAACTTTTCTAAGTTGTTTTTCCTCTGGTGTCATAAAGAAGATGATAGAAAGATTGGAAATTGGGTACCCTTTTGTTTCAGATTTCGCATATTATAACGATTATAATTTCTGTCTTAATACGCAAGAAATAAATAGTATTATCTATCTGTATAAGGGATCAGTCACGGTAGATTTTGATTTATTGATTAGTAAGATAAAACCAGCTGTTATTGTTTCAGCGGTTGATAAACGAATCGAAGAAACTAAAATTCCCACGATGATGGAGGAATGTGCTTCGTTTTTGACTTCTAAGATTAAACAATTATTCATTACCATTAAGGAAAATGCCGTTCTTATAACTGCCCTTTCCTTTATAGGGTTTGGAGCGTTTAAATTGATACAAGGCATATTGTCCTATTTTTATCCCGATGAGCCGTTTTTCATTATCCCTTTAGAGGATTTGGAACGTCAATCTGACTCACCTTCTAACTATCATGCAAAGACTCAACATAGTAAAGCCAAGCATAGGAGTAAGCCTAAGGAAGAAAAGGACAATCGAGATAGAGTTAACTGGGAAGGAAAACCTGACAGTAGAAGAGGACTAAGGCTAAAAAAAGTAAGAAGACAAGGTTTATCTCTAGACAATTTCAATACAGATATATTAGCTAAAATTGAAATTGGAGATGTAGATATACCGAACTGCAATGATATAGCGACTAGAGTACTGAACAAATATTATTTTATTTCTTATCTTCGGAATGTAGAAACTGATAATATGAGAAAAATAGGTATGATTATTAATTTGACTGGTAATATATTTGTAATGCCCGCTCATTTTAGTGATGCTATATATACTGATACATCAGACGATTCTGAGTTGTATGAGATCGTGATGGTTACTCCAAATAAAAGACTCATATATAGGATGCCTTGTGATGACTTCTTGAATAGTTGTTATTATTCTGATGCTTCAGTAGATGACGACATTATGTATGTAGAGTTGAGAAATACCCAGTTAAATAGTTGTGGTATTCTAAAGTATATTATATCTGATTCTGATTTGGACACTATGAAAAAGTGCACAAAAGTACCTTCTACTTTAGTTAGTTCATCTTTGTCGCCTAGTGGTAATACAATATCATATCGGCATGTGAAGTCTAAGATGGATACCACGCAGTATATGGTGAAATCAGAGGCTGTAAATGTAGGGTATGTATTATCCAAAACTTTTTCGTATTCTTCAGATACTCAGCGCGGCGATTGCGGTGCTCTCTTATTCAGTAATATGAAGAATAATAATGGGAGATGTATTATGGGATTCCATGTTGCCGGTTTAAAAGACTTTGGTGTATCTGCTATCTTAACTCGAGAGGGTATAGAGAGTGATATGAAGTCGATAGGTTTGAGAGGATCACCCATACAGGAAGAGGATGATCTACCTCTAGAAACAGTATACGAAAATACTTTGAATACACAATCAGGTATCACCGTACTTGGAAAAGTACCTCAAGAATTAGCAGCTCCTATACCATTCAAATCTAGTATTAAGAAAAGTCGTTTTTATGGTAATTTACCAGCCCCGTATGATAACCCCGATACGATGCCAGCTCATTTGAAACCTTTTTATGATAAAGAGGGTAATTTTATAAATCCACATGAGAAAGCATTACATAATTATGGGAAGGATGTGGTTTCAATATCCAATATTTTGTGTAATCTTTCCGTTAGTAGTTATGGAAGGATTATAATGAAAGAAACGGCCGACTATATTTATGATAGAAAAGTTCTTATAACCTTTGATGAAGCTTTACATGGCTTTAGAGGAGTAGGGCCAATCACTTCGTCTACAAGTCCAGGTTGGCCAATGAATCTAGATAAAAACAATCCCAAGAAAGCTTATTTCTCAGAGAGATCGACTCAGGAAGAAAAACTAGCTGCATATGAGGAATTAAAACGCCAGTTCAATGAAGCTTTGGATAAGTACAAGCAGGGAGTGAGGCCAGTATGGTTGTACGTCGATTGTTTGAAGGATGAGAAAAGAGCTATGGAAAAATGGTTGTCGGGTAGTACTAGATTATATTCTGCGGGTATGTTCATTTATTTGTTACTCGTCAGGGTATATTTTGGAGCTTTTATGGCAGCTTACATAGAAAAAAATATTATAGTTGGGTCTGGAGTAGGAGTTAATCCTTACGGAGACCAGTGGTCTATTATAGTTGATCGATTGCGTATCCATGGTGAGAGACAAGATGGTATTCATGTCGGAGCAGGAGATTTTAGTAAATTTGATGGACACGAACAACCATATTTGTTGAATGGGGTATTAGATATAATAAATACTTGGTACGGACACGATGACAAAGAAGGAAATAAGATACGTACTGCTCTTTGGGCTGAAATAACCAATTCACGTCATATATATGGACAAACTGTATATGAATGGATAGCATCTATGCCATCTGGTAATCCACTGACTATAATAATTAATACAATGTATAACCAGTTATGTTTCAGATATGCTTGGTTAGAAGGAGATTTGGATATTAGTGAATTTAATAAAAATGTCACTCTAATTGCTGTCGGAGATGATTGTATATATTCGGTTTCGGAGAAATATGAAGATTATTTCAACGAATTACTTATGTCTAACCTGATGAAAAAGGTCGGAATGGTATATACTACCGAAACTAAAGGAGAGGCTGTAGTTAAATTTCGAAAAATAACTGAAGTTGAATTCTTGAAAAGGTCTTTTAGAAAAAG